GAGATGGTCGCTAAGCACCGAGGACTCTGATTCCCGATATTTCCGGTTCTCGAAGTGAGCTCGACGCTGCAGGTCGAGAAAAAGTGCGATTTCAGCCTGTTTTGATTTCAACATTTCCGGTTTAGGGCCTTTTACCCCACCCTAGCGAGACCGCTTCTGAAGGTTTTCTGAGCCTGCGCGGGTCTCGAACTCGAACCCCAAACCTCGAACAATCCCTGCCGCGCAGCGGCCCCGGTGGCAATTACGGCAGCCTAGCCCATCCCGGCGGCTAGGGGTCCACACCGCCCCGGCCGTACACCGGGCCGTTGGTCTATGATTGTGATACGTGGATGCTCACCGATCCTAGAGACCGCGTCGTTGATACCTAGCGTCCAATCTGAGCCTCTCTAATGTCACCGAAGGACATACGACCCCAAACCGATATGCAAGCCCTAGAACGCCGCCTAGAGACCATTGATTTGACTCTAGGAGAACTGGTCTCGATCTTCCGCAGACTCGAGAAGACTTTGCTAGGCTCAATCCTGTTCAAGCAGCGACGCGGTTGAGCCTCGACTAGAAACGAAGGGGGGGGGGTCTAGGAAGGCCCCGCCCCGCAGTCCCCCGTCTCTAGTGGAAGCCATTTCTCGAATAGGGTCTCCTCGGTGTGCGCCGGCACACCTAGTGCAGAATCAACACCACTATTAGGGACCGACCCTGAGACCCGTCCCGATGGCAAAGTCAGACTCCTTCTTCATCCGCCACAGCATTGAACCAGACAACTCGGGAACCTTCGTCGAGGACTCGATAGATCTCGGCGCGTATGTTGATGCGCTGGGGAAGTCCGTTCTCCGCATCCACAACATCGCTGTGACCTTCTCCGACTCCGCAGGCAACGCTGCGCAGATCACCGCCGCCGCCGACTCGGCCGCGATGCAGTTTCAACTCACGACCCAGAGCCAGAGCGACACAGTCACCGCAGCCAATCGCTCGGTCGTTGCGACTGGCATCATCTATGGTCAGAATTCCTTCGGGACGTCGGAGTTCCCGCTCCTCTCGCACGACATGGACAACCTCCCCCAACTGTGGACGAACGGCTTTCTCATCGCGGTGGACACCCTGTACCTCGGAGGCGAAGCGAGCACCGGCTGGGAAGCCGCAGACAACATGACGATCAGTATCGTGATGGAGTGTACTGTGGAGACCATGAGCACGGCCGCAGCAATGGCCCTAGCCCTATCCCAGCAATGAGGCGGGGATATGAGCAGGCACTACACGGCAGAGGAAATCCTCGCTATCCTCATCGGCATCTCGACTGGCGGCCGAGGAGGAGGCGTGAACCCTGAGAATCCGCTCCTCGGAATCCCCTCATTCGGTGAGGCATTGGCCGAGGATAGAGCACGTTCTCGGGGCCGGAGATCGCGGGGGACTGCAGGATCTCGATCTAGAACTCGATTCCCGCTCCCATCTCAGAAGAAAAAGCGGAAGGTCTCAGCCTATCAGAAGGAGTTCGGCCGCCAACTCAAGCGACTCAAGCGAGAGCACCCGCGCACCCCGGTGACACGGCTGATGAAGCGAGCGCATGCTGCAACACGCAAGGCTAGGAGGGGGAAGTGATGGTGAGAACTCGCGTCCTCAGTTTGCGCGGTGTGCTCGACCCGATCTCGATGGAGATACCAGTTCCGCCTCAGAAGATATTCGACTTCGAGAGTGCGGGGTCTCCGGATAGAGCATGGAAGGTCCTCCGGTTCGAGATCTGGCCGAGTGACTTCGGTGATGGTCAGGCGTGGTCCTACCAGACATTCCCATCTCACAAGTTCACGCTGTACACCGACTCGGGCGGCAACCCTGCCGTCTTGAACGCCGATGAGAATCGCGCGATCGCATGGTCCTACACGACCTCGGGGATCGGGAAGGATCAAGCCTGCCTCTCACCCATTGAGACACGATGGATTCTCGACCCTGATCATCTCGTAACTGGCCGCCTATTCATCGGTCAGGAAGCATGCGTTTCCATTTACGACGACAGCAAGGTTTCGTCGTGGTCCTACCTCATCGAACTCGACGCGCGGAAGGTGTCCTCGGCGGAGTCCATCCTGCAGACTCTCAAGGGTCGAGGACAGGATGTCGCGAATTGAATCTAGCCGACATGAAGAAACATATCTGGCGGTACATGTCCCTCAACATGGACCTCCCGAATTCTCTGGCCGGACATCAACATGCTGTCCTCGGCCTCACCGACCACTTGACCGATCATGAGCACATGAGATGGGACCGCGCCGTGGATGCCGTCGCCGACGAGATGGTCGCTAAGCACCGAGGACTCTGATTCCCGATATTTCCGGTTCTCGAAGTGA